GCGTTCAGCGTTGCAACGGAGGCGTAGTTCGCGACAACCGTAGCAAGAGCGTCGAGTTTAGACATTAAGTAACACCGCCAAATCTAGGGTTGAACTGAAGGACGTTTTCGGCTCTCGGTTTACCGAGTTGGGCCGGTGGGACTGCAATTTCAATGCAGGATGATAAGGCATCCTTGATGTCGTCGTGACGGGGGTTACGATGGACGAGCTCTTCCTCGAGTTCGTGGATGTCCCCGCCTTTATAGTGTAAGATCGAAAGATTTGCATACCGGGGCTCGAGGATGGCGTGCATACGCTCTTCCTTCGTCCCGGCTTTGGAGTTCGGCTTAAATTCCTCAACCGCGAGATGCAACCCGTTCGGTGTTATATACTGGCTCTTCAACTCCTTGACTATCGCTTGTTGCCCTCCGGAAGTTTCTGCTCGAAGCTTCCTAAACTCCCATTTGACATGGAGATCCCGAATTAGTATGTAATATTCGGAGATTCTATCGGTTTTGATTCGTCCGATGTCGAGGATGTATATTACTCCTGAAAAATCAATTCCGATAACAACGAGAGCAGTATAGTCTGATTTCTTTCCGAGAGAGTAGGCAAAATCGATACTAGCGTAGACATTAAGTCTACGACCTTTGTAGAACCACCTTCCTTCCTCCCGGGAGAGTAAGCGTCTCTCAAAGTACTGAAACTTCTCTCTGGAAATTGGAGAGTTGGTAGCGTCTTCGGGGGAGTTGTAGTACTGGGCTCGGAATTGGGTTCTATCGAGATACTTGGCTCGTTTCTCTGATAATATTTGTTGGTTGAAGCCGAACCATTTACCGTCGCCTCGCTGCTGACGGGGCCATAAGAAGGTGCCTGCTCCATCGCCACGATCTTCAACTTGTCTCTGGAAGATTTCGTAAACTGGGTGCCGTCCAATGATTTCCCCCTCAGGATTATATTCTTCTGAAGTAATATCCTGCATTTCTTGGTAGAGGTCTTTCGGGTGATACCTCGTCCCTACTACGAGCTCTTCAGAGTCCGCCCCGGCGATAGAGTGCAGGAGGGAATACTGAGACATTACCTTTTCTCGGCCTTCTTTCGTGTAGGCGTTTTCCTGAACGACGACATCATCAAGAACAACAAGATCCGCGTGCATACCTGTAAGAGAAGTAGTGAGACCACCAGTAAAGACAGTAGGGTCACGAATACCCTCGAACTTGCGTTGAGGATGATCGATAGAAATTTCATTATTAGTCCACTTCTCCCGCTTGCCTTCTTCGCGGTGAATGTACCCAGGCCAGTAAGTCGTGAAGATATCTGACGTCAGAACGTCTTTGATGAACTTTAACTGCTTCTCCGCTAGGTTCGCGGTGCTCGAGATAAGAAGGACTCGAATGTCGGGACGACGCATGATCTGCCAAGCGACATAGAACGCTGCTATCGTAGATTTAGCGTGGTCGCGGGGTAGGAGAACTAACTGCGATCTTTTCTTATCCTGCCGGGTTATCCACTCGATAAGTTCGACATGAATCGCGGCAAGGAGCCTCTGGGGGGATACCAACAGAATAAAGGTCTCCAGGCTGGAATGGGCCGCGGAGCGGATTTGGTCGGCAGTCGTCTCTTTAGTCATAAAGCATGGATACGAGTTCGTGCTTCGCGATCTCAAGAAGAGCGATGAGCTCTGACGTCTTTCCAGTTGAGGAAGCTATGTAGAATTCGTCTTTTGCATCCCAGCCGATGATCAACACCATCGAGAGCTGTTTGGCGGATTCGGCGGTTAGGACATCTAGGACCGGGAGGTCCCCGAAAGTATCCCCTGGGAAGTTAACGATGTCGCCCATTACTTCACCTGAGGGGTCGGGAGAGTCTTAACGATGGAAAGGCCAATTCGCTCGGCATCCCGGAGGAGGGTTTGTTTGGCGGATTCGGTCTCTAAGAGCAGTTGAGCCCGCTCTCCCTTGCTCGGACGTCCCCTACCTGATCCCTTGTACTTCTTTTCCTGTATGAACTTCGCAGCGGTCAAGGACTCCTTAGTCTCTGCCTTACTCGCAGACAAGATGATTTGGAAGGCGTCTGCGGTTAATTTGAGCTCGAGTTCAGTCCGCCACTTATCCCGGTAGTCTTTGAACCATTCGAGGGCCGAGAGGGTTTGCCAGTGGTCCCATCCGCCTAGGTACTCGGTAGCGATGCGATACTCGGTAGGATCGGAAAGGGAGATGTAGATCTGATGTAGGGACAGGAGGAGGCTGCCTTTATACATAAGGGGCTGCGGTGATAGTGTATACACCGGTGTAGAGTCCCTGACGTAACATTCCCGGAACAAGGATTGTGTCAAGAATCGGCCTTTAGAGTCTTTGAAAGTAGTCATTCGAGTGTTTCTCTATGAGAGTCCTACTATCTATAAGTATAGCATATATTCGAAAGGAAGTCAAGGGGGGGAAATGAAAATTCTGGAAAAAACTAAAGGTGGGGCAGAGTTCTCTAGAGTCTTGAGAATGTCGGCGGTTGGTAAGGTCTTGAGAATATTGGAATTTTTCTGAGAAAGAGAAGAGGCGTGGGCAAAAAATATGGTTAATGTCAACCCCCCACAAGGGGTTAAATCGTGTTTATTTTTTACTCCAACCACCTTGACAAACTCCAAAGTCTATGAAGCCCTCCCGAGCGGGGAAAAGGCCTTCAAGGGAGCCTTGCGTCCTTCGGAGTCTTGGGCGTTTGTCAATACGTATTCATACGTATATACAATCTTTATAGATCTGCTATGATCATGAGTGTGAGAACAGGGATAAGGGCTTGACAAACTCTGAAGTCTCTGAAGTCAAGGAATAGCTGGTTAGGGGCTTGACGATCCGCTCTTATCCTGCTACTCTGAAGGCTCTGAAGGCTTAGAAGGCTGAAGGCTTAGGGCGACCCTAGACGCACTGCCAGTTAGGGGTGAGGCTGAAGGACGGTTAAGTAACGTCGCCTCTGTTATCCTCGCGGGAGACCGCGTCCGATACCAGAAACGAGACGGGCTTAGCAGTAGGTAGGCAGGCTAAGTGGATTGATTGACAATCTTTCCTAGGAGCCTAAGCCGGGCAGCGAAAGTACAAAGCCACGGTTAGGAGAAGGCACCGGTACAACTTACGCGAGAGCGTAGCCGATTGTACTAACCGGGGAATATTCCGGGCAAAGGCCGGGATCTTAGAGACAATAGTCTCGAACAGATGAAACAAAACAAGACTTAGGAAAGGAAACAACATGAAAAGCGATATGAAATGCTTCGACCTGCGAACGGCTCTGGGGGGAAACGCTAGACCGGCCCGGAAGCGCCGGAATGTAACCCTCAAGAATGAGGACGTTAAGGGGCTATTAAAGCGCCGGAATGACAGATATTCGAAAATGAAAATTCTTCGCGATCTGACGCAAGACGAGAGCGTCAAAAGGACCGTGAAGGCTTAAGTTTGACGGGCATTTCGCCCGTCTTTCTAGAGGAGACGATTATGACTAACAACATCGACCCTTCTGCGAGTCTGACGGCTCGGATTGACCTTTTTATTAGCAAGGTCAGAGGGAATGAAACTGAACTTCATGCCGTTGCGATTGATTGCTTGCAGCATTCGATTGATTACGGGAATTGCTCGCCAGCCGATCGGTTGCGTCGGGGTATGGGCAAGAAAAACGGTTACGGGAGGGCATTGCAGATTTGGTTTGAAAAGTTCTCGCCTATCCGTTGGAATGGCGATGACAAAGTGGGTATCCTCCCCTCCTCTTCTCCGAAGTTTGTCCCGTATAACATGCCAGAAGCCTTGACTACCCCAGTTATGGAACTTGCGCCGGACCTACCGCCGTATGAATTGAATGAAAGCCGTATCCTTCAGGCTTTAATGGGACTGAAAAGGAAGGCTGATAGAGCAGCGAATGGCGATGCTGCGATTACCGTGAAAGGTAATCTTTCCCAAATCCAGGCGAAAATCAATGCCGCAATACAGGCGGTTGCGAATTAATTAGAGTCACCTTGATCCTTACTCTGAAGTCTCGGGAGGCTGCACCACATCTTCCCGAGTGTTCAGCGTTAGTAAGAAAGGGCATTGAATGTTTAAGATCCGATTCAAGAATAGCCTGCATAGTAGCGTCAAGCTCCTAAGTAAGGCCGAGATTGCGACTCTGCTTGCTTCCGGAGAAGTTTCTATCTCAGGAAAACAAACAGGAAAAAAGATGACCATGTCAGAACTTCGGGCTACATATCCGTCGGGTATGGCTCAAAAGCGTGAAAGGTTTGGTGTGTAATGGCATTATTCGGATTAGTCGCGGTAGTCGTTGCAGCGCAATTAACTGGGAGTACCCCAAGTATCCACGTAAAGATCATAGATACACTTCCTATCTTTCAGACTGAAGAAGCCTGCCGCGAGGCGGAAATCGAATTGTGGCAGAAACTCGATGCGTATACGCAGACAAAGTCAACGTTAGCGTGTGTCGAACTCAGTAGGCTTCCTAAGGAGCCAGCTCCGCCTTCTCCGAAGTCTGTTCCTTCTCCGTCCACTTCGAACTTCAGACAGGAACGGGGAACATGAATATCGTATACAGTCGCAACTCTAAAGTTGCATATCCGCGATTCCGTCCTATTCCTACGGAGCCGATCTGTCTTAGCGGCGGGTACGTCTCTCTTCAGCGTTCTGAAAAGGACGCCAGACTTACCATCGAGGTCAAGCAACGGATAAGGAGGCAATTCGCTCCTTATTCTTCAGAAGTAAGTCGGAAGGGAGAGCTTCTTCTAAGTCGGAAGGGAGAGCCTCTTCTAAGTCGGAAGGGAGAGCCTCTTCTAAGACGGAAGGGAGAGCTTCCTCACCGTCGGACTACGCCTTTCCGGGCTAGGCAGATCTGGTCAGGCTTTGTAAAAGAGATCATGGGCTAGTCATACTAAGTATGGCTAAAGTACGTAAAAAGTATGGCTAATCAGTCTATGCAGCTTCATAGCTTCATAGACTGATTAGCTTCTTAGCTATTAACTGTTATTAGTAGCTATTACCTATTACTAGTAGCTATTACCTACTACTAGTAGCTATTACCTATTACTAGTAGCTATTACCTACTACTAGTAGCTATTACCTACTACTAGTAGCTATTACCTACTACTAGTAGCTATTCAGTCTATGCAGCTTCATAGCTTCATAGACTGATTAGCTTCTTAGCTATTAACTGTTATTAGTAGCTATTACCTATTATTAATAGGCTATTACCTATTATTAATAGGCTATTACCTATTATTAATAGTAACACCTACTACTTATGCATATGCATATGCATAGGTTATATAGTAGTATAGTATATCCCTCTCCCCTTATTAATAATAGTATATCATACATTTATGCCTTTGTCAAGACAAATCGTACGTCCCTCCCTTCAGTTTCATCTATTGGTATCCCCCTTCCCCCAGCCGCGCGCCCCCCCTTCCCCAAGTTTGAGGTAATTCATGTATCCCGATCCAGATCCGGCGCCCGATCATGTGGACGACCCTCTTGCTGATGCCATCGACGACTTCATTCGAAAGCGTATGAATCAGAGGATGCCTAAGAATGGTCCTATAGGAGGTTGGTTCATAGGGACTATTCCAACAAATAACGACACAGACGGGGAGCCAGACGCGCATCCTTGCCCTCCCAACATCGAGAAGAACGGCGGCTGGCCGGGACAGTAGCAGAAATGAAAAACGAGATCATTCATGACGGTTAACGCAACATTCTATCACTATCGCTTCACAAAGGACAAGAACTATTGGTATGCCTTCGCTGATGGTCCGTCTGGCAGGGTCGAAGTCGTTTCTTCCGATAGCACGCATGCGCTCTGCCGGGCACTAGTCAAGGCGGGGGTGCCGGATCAGGATATCTTATTCTCGAAGCCCGACGGAATGAAGTGTCTATCGTATGGCTCGATCCACAAGGAGGCGAAGTGGTCTCTCGATAGGAATCTTAAACGGACTAGGTATAAGCCCTACCCGCAACTCACCCAGCAATTCAGCTAGAAGGCCATTTGCTGCGCGGCGGTCTCGCCCAGGACGGCTGAAAGCGGGTGGGCCTGTCTTTGGAGATCTGGGAGATTAAAGCCCAAAAAAAGCCCGTACCGGGCGGTGAATTTTATTCATCTCGAAAAGGAGAGGAAGCTTAAAAATGTTGGAAAATGGAATCCGGGTTGTGATCTTTCGTGACGGTAATAAGTGGGCCGCCCAGGCGCTTGAACTCGATCTGTGTGTTTGGGCCGATAAATGCGATGAGCTCCCGGGCCTATTCAATGCGCTGCTCCTCGCCGAGCAGGAATATAGCAAATCCGAGGGCAATACAGCATTCCATAGAATTGAAGCTGCTCCCAAGGTTTTTTTTGAAATGTGGACAAAAGATCCCGAAAAGGAGACCGATACATGTCAAGAATTCTGAAACTGTCACAGATAAAGGGCGCGTGTGACGGTCAACGTGAGGCATTCCGTGCCGCGTTTAATGAGGAGACTCCCGTCACGATCGACTTGTGCCTGAAATACGCGTCCGTTTTCAGTTTTGATTGGGCCGCCGAGCATCTTTTATCCCCATCAGCCTTGGCCGACTACGACCGCATCCGCGCGTCCGCCGCGGTTGACTACGCCCGCGCCCGCGCGTCCGCCGGGGCCGACTACGAGCGCGTCCGCGCGTCCGCCTCGGCCGACTACGTGCGCGTCACCGCTCCCCCCTCAGCCTTGGCCGACTACGAGCGCGTTGTCGCGCCCGCCTGGGCCAACTACGAGCGCGTCCGCGCGTCTGCCTTCGCCGACTATTCCCGCGTCACCGCGTCCGCCTTCTGCAATGCTTACAATGCGTAAACCTTTCGACAAAGGAGACCGATACATGTCAAGAATTCTAAAACTGTCACAGTTAAAGGGCGCGTGTGACAGTCAACGTGAGGCATTCCGTGCCGCGTTTAATGAGGAGACTCCCGTCACGATCGACTTGTGCCTGAAATACGCGTCCGTTTTCGATTTTGATTGGGCCGCCGAGCACCTTTTATCCCCATCAGCCTCGGCCGACTACTTCCGCGTCATCGCTTCCGCCTCGGCTGACTACGAGCGCGTCCGCGCGTCCGCCTGGGCCGACTACGAGCGCGTCACCGCTCCCGCCTGGGCCAACTACGAGCGCGTCCGCGCGTCCGCCTTGGCCGACTACGTGCGCGTCACCGCTCCCGCCTTGGCCGACTACAAGCGCGTCACCGCTCCCGCCTTGGCCGACTACGAGCGCGTCCGCGAGCCCGCCTTCGCCGACTACAAGCGCGTCCTCGAGTCAGCCTCGGCCAACTACGAGCGCGCCCCCTTGTCCGCCTCGGCCGACTACGAGCGCATCCGCGCGTCCGCTTCGGCCGACTACAAGCGCGTCACCGCGTCCGCCTTCGCCGACTACGAGCTCGTCCGCGCGTCCGCCTTGGCCGACTGCGACCGCGTCCGCGCGTCCGCCTCGGCCGACTACGTGCGCGTCACCGCTCCCGCCTTGGCCGACTACGAGCGCGTTGTCGCGCCCGACTCGGCCGACTACGACCGCGTCACCGCGTCCGCCTTCTGCAATGCTTACAATGCGTAAACCTTTCGACAAAGGAGACCGATACATGTCAAGAATTCTGAAACTGTCACAGATAAAGGGCGCGTGTGACAGTCAACGTGAGGCATTCCGTGCCGCGTTTCATACGGAGACTCCCGTCACGATCGACTTGTGCCTGCAATACGCGTCCGCTTTCGATTTTGATTGGGCCGCCGAGCACCTTTTATCCCCATTAGCCTTGGCCGACTACGACCGCATCCGCGCGTCCGCCTTGGCCGACTACGCCCGCGTCACCGCGTCCGCTTCGGCCGACTACAACCGCGTCACCGCTTCCGCCTGGGTCGACTACGAGCGCATCTACACTCCCGCCTGGGCCGACTACAATCGCGTCAACGCTCTCGCCTCGGCCGACTACGAGCGAGTCACCGCTCCCGCCTTGGCCGACTGCGAGCGCGTCCGCGCGTCCGCTTCGGCCGATTACGACCGCGTCACCGCGTCCGCCTCGGCCGATTACGACCGCGTCAACGCGCCCGCCTGGGCCGACTTCAAGCGCGTCCGCGAGTCAGCCTCGGCCGACTACTCCCGCGTCTGCGCGTCCGCCTTGGCCGACTGCGAGCGCGTCCGCGTGTCAGCCTCGGCCGACTACTCCCGCATCCGCGCGTCCGCCTTCTGCAAGGCTTACAATGCGTAAACCTTTTAGAGGGAGCTCTTGCTCCCGACTTAACCCCAGATTTTGCTCCAATGGCTTGCCATGCCGCCCAAGTGCCTACAAGTCGGGAGCAGACGGTCGCAAGGGCTCCCTTGTAAGGGCTCCCTCTAAGAGTGGAGAAGGATCGATATATTGCGCCAAGTCCTAAGTATGAAAGACATAATTCTGGAGATTGCCGATTCTCCGGGGAAGCGCCGAAAGATCTTTTTCCATGAAGAAGATCTTAAGACCGCCAAGAAAATCGACCTCGCCTTTCTTCTCGCCCTCTCTTCCCGTATCGGGCGAGTAGGGGTTAAACCGTCAGTAGGAGCGTCATGAAAGTAACTAGTCACGGCCGGTTGCGCGAGGCATCTGTCAAGTCGAGGGGCTTACCCACCGACATGCTTAAGGCTTTTATGAATGGCAGCCGAGTAGATTGCAAGAAACGCCTACATCTCGAAGAGCTCGAAAAGGCGCAAATCTCCAGATACTCCTCCCAGATCATCTTCCCGTGGGAGCAAAAGCTCCCTCGGGGTCGGGGGCAAGCGCCCCCTCGGGGTTAGATATCAACCGGGGCCGGGAGACAACTATCAGGTGGCTTAGCTGCCTGTCTCCTAGACACGACTTAGTCGAATAGCTCCCTTTGGTCCAGCAGGTTGTGGTCCCGTGGCCGCCTGCGTATAACATCCAGGTACCTTACCTCCCTCTATTAAAGCGGGGCTCGACTGATAACCGGTTCAGCGCTATGGAGGACTCACGTAAGGAAACGTGGATGAACGGGACAACTATTTATTCCTACGCTCCCGATGTTGGAGACTACAATGATCTTGAGGACTGCCTACTTTTGCTGCGGCGCCGCTGAAGTCGGCCCGTTCCCCGAGGATTACGAGGGTGGGATCGTCGCGACTTCCCCCTCATTCCGTTCGAATCCGGGCATAAAACGCGCTCGAGAGCAATTCCGGCTCCTCCCGGCGCTTCTAAATAACACCGATTTAAGTTACTTCTTTGCTACGACGAACCAGCGGCAGATTACTTCCGCCTCCGTTCTCGAAGAACTCGGATTCACGCGGAGATCCTTCGTCAATGACAATACCGGAAATAAAGTCCTGTTCCATTTCTGCAAAAGATCGAAAAGTAAGCGCTTCGTATTGTCGAAGGCCTTCCTCGACACCTTGCCACCCTGTATCCTATATTGATTTGGTCCTTTAGTTCAAACGGTAGAACTGTCCTAGAAAAAGCTGTGTAGCTGGAGATCCCACGATGTCGGGAGCGAGAGCTCCCTCGTTATCGGGAGCGAGAGCTCCCTCGCGGGGTGTCTGTTTCTAGTATACCAAGCGCACACGAAGGGATGCCACTGAGAGCAAACCTCCAAAGTTAATCTCAGGCCCTAAAAGTCACTGCCGAGTATGTCTGTAGGTTCAAGGCCTACAAGGACCTCCAATCATATTCTTAGAGAGAGAAAATGCCAGTCATAGCGCCGTATAGGCACGGGACGGAAATCCATAAACACGGCTTGCTCATCACTATCGAGGTCATGCCGGGCTGGATTTGTTACACAATTGAGGGTGAAGAGCTCAAAATCCAAAACGAAGTCACCCTGCTTTCTCTCACTTACCCGTTCGAAGAGTATGATACGTCAATCCATCGATACAACGACTACACCGAATTCTTTCGAAAGCGTCTAAAAATAAGGAAATAGCATGACAGTACAAAAAAGGGTTTCACAAGGCTGTTGCGGCATGGTGGAGCTCTTTAACTTCAACTATACCGCAACGTCGATCTCCCACTTCCATCGTAATATGAACACCCAAGGTTGGGACAGTGTCCGTTCCAAACAAACCCCGACTACGCGTGAAGAAATTGAGAAGCTCCTCTTAGGCAACTCGATATACTTCGCCACAACTGGACTGGACCAAGAGTACCTTACCCCAATCCTTACCGCGATTGGCTTCAAGCCGACTGTTTTTAGGAATAAAGGCCATCATCAGACCTTTATTATCCATTGGTTGCTTGATAGAGGCCTGCCAGTCGCACCGGGCGAGGTAGAAGCTTTGCTGGCAAAAGCATGAAAACATATGTCGTAGACCAAACAGACTACGGCTATCTCGCGGAGGCTCTCGGTAAGAACGGCTTCATAAAAGCCAAGTCTTACAAAGAAGCAGACTTGATTTGGTTCACCGGCGGGAGTGACATTGAGCCGAAATGGTACAACGAAAAGCCAATCCAGCACGGTTACAATAGCTGGGTCGCTCCAAGTCGGGACCGCTTCGAGTTCGCGCTGCTGAAGGAAGCGGTAGCGGACGGTAAGTTCGTTTTCGGCGTCTGCCGAGGGCTCCAACTCCTGAATATCTTTAACGGCGGCAGTCTCTACCAGGATGTCTCGAACCACATGGGGCACCATGATGTCCGAGATTTCAAAACTGGTAAATCTATATCAGTTAACTCCGTCCATCACCAAGCCTGCCGTCCGGGCAAGGACGCTGTTGTCGTTTGTGGCAACGCTCTGTCTTCTAAGAAGCGCTCTCAATCCCTCGAATGGTCACGATTGATACGTACACCCCTTCCTGATACGTTCCAGGAGGGTCATGATGTGGATATTGAAGGGTTGTGGTACCCTAAGACAAAATGCCTTGGTCTTCAGAGCCATCCTGAATACGATGACGCTACGAATACCACGAATTACGCCTTCGAACTTCTGAATAGATACGGAGCGAGGTAATGGGCGACAAATCCAAAGACGTATACACCGAATATATCAGGGACCAATATGGGAGTGGTAGGCTAACCCAACTCCCGGGATGCTGTGGAGTAGTTGTCTCCCATAACTCATTCATCTATACAAAATCTAAGCGGCAAGGGCACGGGGATAGGCTCCATAAACTCCGTGTCTCTAAGGCAATTGATAAGAAGTTCGGGGTTATGATTGCTACTGTCCTAGAGGACAATCATATCGAACAGAAAATCCTTATTAATAACGATTGGTTCCTAGTTCACACCTTCAAGAACCCTAAGACAAATCGGAATATTCAGATTTGGTGTCGTAATGTCAACCAGAAAGATAGAGTATAATGTGTGGACTATCCGGAGCCGCAGGCGACTTATACCCCAAAGACCTTGAGGTCTTCAAGACTCTGCTATTCCTACACCAGCTTCGCGGGACGCATAGTACTGGTATCGCTTCCCTTTTCGGGGGCAAGAAGAGCCCGTACCTGCGCCTTCTCAAGAATACCTGGACCGCTCAAGAACTCCTTGACTTGAAAACCGCTGGAGATGTTATCTCTCCGCAAGCGAAGGTCGTCATGGGCCATAACAGATCCGCAACAATCGGAGACGTCACGAAAGCAAATGCGCATCCCTTCCAGTTTAACGGCGAATTTGTTGGCGCACATAACGGCACGCTTCATTCTATTCATAGTTTGGAGAAGTACCAGGAACTCGATACAGACTCCGAAATCTCATTGTATAACATCTACAAGTACGGGCCTGAGAAGATCATCCCCCGCCTTCGCGGGGCGTTTGCTTTCGTGTGGGCCGATCTTCGAAACGGAACACTGAACTTTATTCGGAATGCTGAACGGCCACTCCACTACGCTATAACCGCAGACGAGCGGCAGTTGTTTTGGGGCTCTGAAGAGATCATGATGGGTTTCGCGTTGCAGAGGTGTACTATTAAGACCTCTCCTGAGCGAACTATCCGTGAATTCGAAGTCAATACTCTGTACTCCTTCAAATATCAGTTAGCCGCCGGGGACAAGTTCGACGCAGCGTCGCTAACGAAAACTCTAATGTCGCCGATGCACGCTCCCGTACCAGCTAGAAGTTATTACGGAGGTATGTACGACGGAGACGCCTGGAAAGACGTTGAGACGCCGACCATAACTTCTGAGACGATCGTAGCCAACCTCCCCGCTGTCAAAGTCAATCACGTTCTAAACCACCCTTATAAGAAGCCGCTTGTACACTACAAGGGCTTTAAGGGAACGCTACTCGATGAAGAAACGTTCGAAATGGCTGTCTCTGATGGCTGTGTTTACTGCCAACAACCCATCAAATGGGGCGAGAGAGTCCGATTTATGGAAGAAACAATCGCTTTATGCGGAAATTGCATGAAAAAACCCGACCTGCCAAAAGTGAATTCGTGAGGATGTATGCTTATCGCACCAACAATTCCTAAGATTCTTATCGGCGCCGACCCGGAAGTCTTCGTAGTCCGTAACGGTGTCTTCATCTCTGGACACGGCTTAGTGCCCGGGGACAAATACGACCCACACCCAGTCGGCCGCGGCGCTGTTCAGGTGGACGGCACGGCGCTGGAATTCAATATCGATCCGGCAGAAAACGAAGAAGAATTCGAGTACAATATCTCGACCGTCTTCGGGCAACTGAAGGGCATGGTACCGAAGGATTGTATGCTTGTTACAGCCCCGGTTGCCAGATACTCTTCTGAAGAGTGGGATATGATCCCTCCGTACGCCAAGCGTCTTGGATGCGAGCCAGATTATAACGCCTGGACCGGGGAGAAGAACCCTACCCCGAATTCTGACGTGAAGTTCAGAACAGCTTCAGGGCATATCCACATCGGCTTTACGAAGGACAAAGACCCGTTTTCCGACCAGCACATGGATGAATGCTGCACTATCGTCAAGCAGCTTGACTATTACCTCGGTCTTATGAGCCTGGCCTGGGATCCAGACAACACCCGCCGTGAACTGTACGGCCAAGCCGGGGCGTTCCGACCAAAGCCTTACGGTGTCGAGTACCGTGTACTCTCTAACGCATGGCTGAAGTCTTCTAGCCTGACGAAATGGATCTTCCGTCAGACGGTTAGGGCGATGCATGACCTGTATAAAGAAAATGAACTCAGCCTGAAGTTCGGCGAATTCCCGATCACCCCAATCCTCTCAGGTGATAATCAATGGCATAGGAGAGACAAAGGGCAGCTCATCTATAAAGCAGTTGGTCCCTTCGCCCAGCTACCTGTTGCTCTTACTGAGGAGGCGCCGATGGTGGGTACAGGATCTTCCATTACGTGGGCCAGCACGATAGGTACGGTTTTGGCCAGTGGGACAGGGGGTCAGTAATGTACGACACACAAGCCTTCGCTAGCTCTCGGTTGCTTGAAACGGTCATCTTTTATAAGGGCAGTCCTTATTACGTAAGTAATATCGGCCCGGATCTGACGATATCAGCACTCGCACTTCCCGATCTGAAAACGTCGAGTAAGATCCCGATGAAGGACCCCGATCTAAATGTCTCCAAGTTTCAGCTTGGATATATGAACCAGGCGTCTCGGGGGGGCCGCCCAGTAACAGGCTACTTCTCTCGGATGCCAGTTCGGAAGACCAAGCAAGGGTTGAGTTATGAGAACACGTCTTTCATCCCTTTATCGGGCGACCGAAGGCCTACAACGAAGTTTCCCTATTCTTGGGGGGAATTCATAGGAACTCAGGGTTTTGTTGATGGCTTATCCGGTCGCTTTCCAAGCAAGGAAGAGGCTCTGGCGGGGATCGCTTTGGGGAAATATATCGGTCAAGCGTTCTCCAGATCCTTCGCTTTTGAAATGTCTTCGCTCGGACTAATTTTTCTCCACTACAAAGGCAATCCTATCGCTTACTCTGAAGACGGGGATCTCTTCAGAGCGAAGAAAAGATATCATTACCTTCGAGAGGTAATGCTTGACGCAGGATTACAGCTAAGCCTTAAGGAGGCTTGATGAACTACGAACACAACAAACCCATCGAAACTATATTCGATCTTCCGTTCGATAAGGAAGGTCTTTTGGAAATGGAGGAGAAAGAAAGGGAAATCGGGATTGAGATCGAACTAGAACTCAAGAACGCCCCGTCCGTCATCTCTTTCTGGACCACCCATTCCGATGGCAGCATCCACGCTCCGCCGGGGTTTACCGGGGTAGAGTACGTTCTGAAGCAACCGTTGAGCAGGAAGTGGGCGAAGCGGGCTTTGAATCATCTCGAAGGGAAGCTCAGGGACGCCGGGACGATCTTCTTAAACTCCTCGAGGACGAGTGTTCATATCCATCTGAACTGTATCGGTATGTCAATCCGACAGATCTATACACTCGCGACACTTTACTACGTCTTCGAAGAAATTCTCGTAGACTACATCTCTCCAGAACGGGCTGGTAATCTCTTCTGCCTTCGCTTGAAAGATGCGGAGTTCCAACTCACGAGCCTGCGGGAGGGTATTGAGAAAGGCTACCCCAATCTGCTGATTGACCACGACCTTCGGTACTCGGCCCTGAACTTCGCCAGCCTGCCCAAATTCGGAAGCTTGGAATTCCGGGCCATGCGGAGCACGACAAAGACGGAAGACATTACTCGGTGGTTGAACTACCTCCTCGCATTGAAGGACGCAGCGAAGGTGTATTCGTCGCCGATCGCAGTCATCGAAGCTTTCTCTGCTCTCGGGGCGAAAACCTTCTTGGAGACCACTTTCCCCGGCGACCTCGCAGCGCCTTTATCCGAAGGGCGGAATACGACTGAGATGATGTACGCCGGGATCCGGTTGATTCAAGACATCGCGTACGCCTCGGAATGGCCGGACGATACTTCAACACCCCCGAAAGGGAGAGGTAGAGCGAAAAAGAAAGTCCCGAATTCATTTTCCGGGAGCTACTACTTTCCCGACCCCAATTTTGGGAATCTACCTAACGATGACAATGCTTAGGAGTAATTATGAAAAAACGAATTTGGTCCTATGACATCCATTCCCCTTCGGCGAAGGCGTTGTCAGACGTAACCGGTATTCGGCTTCTCAAACACTACAAAAGCGTGTACCGCCCCCGAGAGGGAGACATCATGGTGAACTGGGGCGAGGAGACTTGTCTCCTATTCTTCCGCGCTGCTATGATTGGTGTGCGCTTCATCAATCACCCGGTTAACGTTGGTACCGCCAGGAATAAACTCGCGACCTTCGAGGTGCTCCAGGATAACGGGATTAGTATCCCTCTTTACACCCAGGATCAGGGTCAGGTTCGGGAATGGCTCGACGATGGAAATATCGTCTTTGGAAGAAAGACCTTGACAGGGCAGGGTGGAAGTGGTATCCTGACTATATACCCTGCTTCTTCAATACCCGACTGCCCTCTTTACACACTGTACATCCCAAAGAAAGAGGAATACCGCGTCCATGTCTTTAGCGGTGAAGTTAAAGACGTACAAAGGAAGATCCGAGATCCCAAACGGGAGCCGAAGAATTGGCGAATTAGAAATCATGATAATGGTTTTATCTTTGCTCGGGCTAATCTTGATGTCCCCGAGGAAGTACTTACCCAGGCAAAGGCTGCGGTTAGCGCGTTGGGGTTGGACTTCGGAGCCGTCGACGTCGTATACCCCGCGAAGCGGAAGAAAGCGTACGTTCTAGAAGTCAACACGGCCCCGGGTCTGGCCGAGACGACCCTTCGCATTTACGGGGAAGAGATCCCCAAGCTGGTGGAAGGCCTTCGGGGTAAATAGCATTTTTCTCGGAAAATTTCAGACCCGATCCATAAAACAAGAAAAGAGAAAAGTATATGCGCTGTGCAATTTGCGACCAAAAATTACACGAAGCTGAAATCTATTTCAACTGGAAACATGACAACTGGAGCCCCTGCGGTGAGTGCCTAGAGGTAGTCGCTAGCCTTAACCGACCTTCGGCTTCGAACTTATGGGAAGAGGCTGAGAACACACTCGACGAGGAGCCTGATGGAGAAAGCCCGGTTCCTAAGACATACTAACTGCGATGAATGCGGTAGCTCTGACGCGAATTCACTCTACGAAAACGGTTCAGCCTACTGCTTTAGCTGCGGCCACTGGAGTCTTTGGAAAGATAAGAAGGATTATACACCGATGGAAACACAACCCGGGGCTTACCGAAGTCTTCGAGACCGCGGAATCTCTAAAGAAACGTGCGAGAAATACGGGATCGAGGTCTTTGTCGTAAATGATGCTATCGTTACCCATAAATACCCGTACTTTGATGGAGATGAGTATGTCGCGAACAAACTCCGACACCTCCCCAAGACCTTTACCAGCGAGGGAGAGATCCAAAAAGGGAATCTTTTTGGGCAACAACTATTTCCCAAAGCGAGTGCAAAATCTATCACGATTACAGAGGGAGAACTTGATGCTGTTTCTGTCTACCAAATGCAAGGAAGTAGGTGGCCCACTGTCTCTCTCAAGAACGGTGCCCAAGCCGTGTCAAGAGACATTAAAGCGAATCTTGAGTACCTAGAGTCCTTCCAACACATCTACATTTGCTTTGATGCCGACCCCCAAGGCCAAGCGGCTGCGTTGCAGGCGGCACAGTTGTTGTCCCCTGGTAAAGCTAAGATCATTAAGATGGATCCGAAGCTGAAGGACGCCAACGGCTACCTCGTCGCGGGCAAGCAAGAGGAGTTCGTCAAGACGTGGTGGCAAGCAGAACTCTGGACCCCCGCTGGGATCCTTGCTAGCTCCGAGTTGAAGGCACGCATCCGTAACAGACGAAAGGATCCAGGTCTTCCCTACCCATGGGACGGTCTGAATAAAAAGGTCTATGGAATACGAAGGGGCGAAGCTGTCATTGTCACCGCCGATACCGGCGTCGGTAAGACTGCACTTCTCCGAGAAATTGAGTTCCACATACTCCAAACAGATCCTCACGCTAAGGTTGGAACCATTTTTCTCGAAGAAACTCCGGAAGATTCTGGTCTCGGTCTTGTATCCGTGGCTGGAAGCATACCGTTCCACCTCCCCGATGCCACATATTCTGACAGTGAGTACACGGCTGCCGAAAGAATTCTCGAAGGAGACAGGATATTCTTTTATGACTCTTTCGGTTCAACACGAGTGGACGAAATCATCTCCCGAGTGCGATATCTTGTTAAAGGTCTTGATTGCAGGTACATCTTGATCGACCATCTTTCGATCATGGTGTCCGACCAGATGCAGGGAGACGAGCGGAAGAAACTAGACGAGGTCATGACCAAGCTCAAGACGTTGACCATCGAGCTTGACATGGCACTCATCGCTATCGTCCACAAGAATAGACAAGGGCAAATCCGTGGGACTGCCGCTATTGAGCAGCTTGCTAATATCGTTATTGATATTGAGCGGGATCAGATTAATCCTAATGCAACGATTCGTTCGACGGCCTTTGTTACCGTCACGAAGAACAGATTTAGCGGTAATACTGGCCCTGCTTGTGCTCTCCTGCATGATTTTTCTTCAGGGCGTTTGAACGAAGTCAACACCGCCTTTCCCGACATGGAGGAATTCCATTGAGGGTTATCGTCGATGTTGAATACGATAACCTCAACCCATACGAGGCAACGAAGATCCATTGCATCGTATGCCGGGACTACGACACCGGTGTAGTCACTACCTTTACTTCAGATGAGGAGAACTATCTTGGGAGCTTTAGAGTCTTTGCTGCTGGTGTTGATCGGTGGATTGGCCACAATATTATTGGTGCTGATAGTATTGTGCTTCGCTTACTGGCCGGTTACACTCTTGCTCTTAATCGTATGGATGATACTCTCGTTCTAAGCCGTCTATACAATCCTGTCCGGGATCTCGGACACTCACTCGAACGCTGGGGTGCGTACTTCCATGCGCCGAAGGTCGGTCTTGATATCGAAGACTGGTCCACCCTTACTCCTCAGATCCTTGAAAGATGTATACAAGATGTCGCCATCAACGCCCGGCTCTATACCTACCTTTGTAATGAAGGCCGGGGATTCTCCGAACAGTCGCGTAGACTTGAGCATGCCATGGCTTACATACTATCCGAAACAAAGCGATACGGATGGTCTTTCGACGGTACCGCTGCGACCAAACTGTATCAAGAATGTGCCGCCCGCGCTGATAATCTCAAGCAGGTTCTACGAACTGCGTTCCCTCGTA